ATCGTGGATCCAGCCTCGCGCAAGATTCGAAAAACTCATCACGAGTGCTTGCCAAGATAATTTCAGGCCACGGCGATTTCCGTCGGCTATCGCTATCTCCGCTCGACAGTTGGGCATCATTTTCGATGACGTCGACGGCCTCGAGAGTTCCTCCAACAATCTCTCCATCTTTGATTGCGTAAGCATATCCCTTCTTCGGTGTGCGATACATTTTCCGAAAATTTGGGTGGCATCCATCAACATCGAATTGGCGTTTGTCCGTTGTTGAGAACTCAGACTCCCATTGCACGAAACAATGGAGATGAATTCCCCCATCAGCATGCAACTCTTTTCCGATGATACACTCGCCACCAGTTGATCTAACAGATCGCTCAATAGCCAGAGCATCGAGCGTTCCGCATTGGGGATAGGTAAGGAGGACATGTTTTCCGTAAAACTTGAAGGCAGGTGGCATTGGCACGTGACGGGAGGAGAAGACTGATTAATATTATAGTCTTCTCTCCTTCCTTCCCTTCCCCCCTCGCCTATAAATACCCCCAGCCCCCCTCGGACTTCGGACTTTTTCAAATGTCCGCCCCACAAAAACAAAATGGTCTACCGACGCGCCAAGACAAGGTCTTCCCAGTTCCGCAGGAAACGCCGAGCGCCAAGTCGCCGACGCTCTACCACCAAGAGGCGTGTCTCACGCATCTCACGGAGGATGCCCTCTCGCAAATCCTTGCTCAATGTCACCTCACGCAAGAAGAGGGATACGATGATAGCGTACTCCAACGTGACCCCGGCAAACCCTCAGGGCGGAACGGTTTACACCCAGACGGGTGGTGCGGTGATGCCCGCCACCCAACAATACATCTTTCCCTGGATTGCAACCGCCCGCGATAACGCTATCACGGGACAGGCCCCTAGCACCGTCTTCGACGAGTCTGGCCGCACCTCTCACACTTGTTTCATGAAAGGCCTTCGTGAAAATGTTGAAATTACTACAAATGATGGCTTGCCTTGGCAGTGGCGTCGAGTTTGTTTCACAATGAAGGGCACAGCCCTTATCAATACCCAAGTTACTGGGTACACTCTCCAATTGGAGGCTAGCGACGGCTGGAAGCGCGTCGTTAATACTGCATACGGCAGTGCTGCAGTTGGTGCTATTCAGGCTCTCTTATTCCGTGGAGCCGCAGGCGTTGATTGGTCCAACCTCCTCACCGCCCCAGTCGATACGACCAATATTAATGTGATGTATGACAAATACCGCAACATTAGGGCGGGAAATGAACAAGGAACCATCCGCAATTACAAAATGTATCACCCTATGAATAAAAATCTGGTCTATGACGACGACGAACAAGGAGGCAAGGAATCAGGCAATGCATTTTCAACGGTCGGGAAGCCCGGTATGGGCGACTACTACGTAGTGGATATATTCCAGCCTAGAACAGGTGGAACCGCTTCTAGTGTACTTAGATTTGAGCCTACAGCTACTCTGTATTGGCACGAAAAATAGGGGCCATAAGCCTTACGAAAATACAATTTCCGTTTAACCAATCAACATCTGCCCCCTTATCGTGACGTGGGTCTTCATTTGACAACCAAATGGAAGGTCTACCCCAGTCTATCAACCTCTTACCCTTGTACTTATCAGTCGCGTAAAATTGTGACTGACAACCCAACCAAAACTTGTAGCCGTGGAAAAACTCTAACCCTCCTTGCATATCATCAAACACGGCGTAATCCACCCCTGTGACTGACTCATCTAGGCAGAATAACCCGCCAAAATAAGCGTGGTTGCCTAAACTGCGGGCCCACAATGTCTTGCCAAGACGGGTTTCACCGTATAAGCACAGACTCATGCGTCTAGCCCCGCCTAATATACGTCAGCAAGTGATATCAATACGCACCAATCGTTTTGGGGCGTAGGTGCGCTGCTGGCAGGCAGCAGCGAGGGACGAGCGGTACCCTAGCACCTAAAAACGAAACCCTATCCAAGATCTGATTCTGCACCCAGCGGAGCGTCACTAACCTTCAGATGTTCCCAGGTTCGTTCGTACCCAGTCACACAGTGCTGGTACAGTGGACGCCTCAACAGATACTCCCCGGGGTGTACAGTAAGGGGATCTGTCCACTCTATACCTCCAGTCAGCGTATTTGCTGAGCCCCACAAATCCAACGCAGAGTGATCGTGGATCCAGCCTCGCGCAAGATTCGAAAAACTCATCACGAG